ATAATTCCATATTTCCTCCTTTTGCCCGCTTACAAATGTCTTCTTTGGGCACACAATCAGTCTCTTTTGCGAATTATAACATATCCATATTCCGGTGACAATATGAAAAATGTATTTTTGGCGGTGCTGATCCACTTTTTTGTGATAATGTGGTATACTGATGACGGAAGGAGGTGCCTCTGATGCATCAATTTTATTCATTATGCAACTCCTATCTGCATATTTGCCATTAATTCATCAAGAAGATATATCAAGTCCGTACCGTACAGACTTATCCAGTCCGCAAGGTACTCTTCCTGTTCAATAGGCATGGATATGTTGTGTGAAAAGCAGAAACAATGGCATAGTTCGTGAGCCAATATTTTACGCAAATAGCCATTTTTAGGAATATTTGATAAATACACCGTCTTGTCGTTCCAATCGCTCACAGCAAGGCTATGAGAACCGTCAGAACGCATTAAATGTTCACTGTTCCCATTCACAAATAATATTCTCCAAAGTATACCGTTTATTTCAAACATAATTACCTCCAAAAATAGCCGGAGAACTGAATCCCCGGCTATCGCATTTTACATCTTAGACACCAGTGTAGACATCTTTGCTTTAATCATAGACCGTTCTTCCGGTGTCATATCGCCAAGCATGTCTGTTACGTCCTCGCTCAAGTCTTTCATGTATTTTTCCAGATCACGCATCTTTGCTTCTTTGTCATGTTGTGTATTTGCCCGATGAAGTTCTTTGCTCTCCATGTATGTCTTACGGCTCATGCCACTTCTACCCTCTCTGGAATCACGCATAGCACTGTCAGAAATGCGTGATGGTTCAGAATAGTACATTCGACCTATTCTGTCTCTATCCATGTCCCGTCCGTCAGTCCAATCATGGTACATTTCCGGAGTCATGTGCCAGTATGGCATTTCCTCATATCCTCTGCGCGTTCCTCTTCCTTTAGGTGCGAAACGTCCGTTTGCATATCGGTAATTGTCGTAAAATCTTCTACCACCATCGCCGTATCTATCGAACATTTCCATGATCTCATCTGTTTCAGATTCATCCATTGCTTTGGTTAGCGTTCTGTAATACATGGCTTCCGCAAGGTCTTTGAGCATATCTGTTACCTGCCCCATCTCTACCGGGTCAACATTCTCTATCCCTTTATTGAACTCACTTTCAGCACACTCTGCAATTTTCTCAATCATGCAATGCATTCTTTTAATATCCATAACTCTACGCCTCCCTTGTTACAACTAAGTTAGCGTTAGCTACGTCAATAGCAACACCACTGGTGTTCTCAACGGCGATGTTTACGCAACAGCCTTTCGGAACATCTACATAGATTCCAGTCGAAACATTATTGAACTGCGCCACTGCTGCCGGTGTAGAAATCATCTGTGAAGAAAGAAGCGGTTCACCACTGATTGCGATTGCCAGAGAAATTTCTCCGGCCGTACCGCCAGTAGGAACGGCAATATTTGCAGAAAAATCTACAAAATATCTCGCCCGGCACTGATTTGTGATCCCTCTAAGCGTAACAATTCCAGAACCCTCTCTGTGTTGAATACAGTTAGAGCCTCTAACTGCTGTGTTTGTAAAAACAACATTTCCGTTAGCAGCCACTTCCTGTGACGCAACAGCTAAATATTCTGCCATATAATTTACCTCCTAAATCGAATTTAGGGGCAAACAACAGTCTGCCCCTTATCACTGTAATACTGCTAAAGCAGACATAACCTTGGATAAAACTTGGTTAAGTTACTCTTATTCTGTTGTGCTTTTAGCATCCGCAACCAGTATTGCATCCGCAAGCATATCCATACGGAGATGGAACGGTGTATGCCGGAATCGGAGCCGGGTTCACAGCATTGATAATCTGCTGTGTCTGTGCTGCCATCTGAGTTGTAAGCAGTGCGCTCTGGCGATCCTGTGAAGCTGCTCTGCGAAGATCATTATTTTCTGCCTGTAAGGAAGAAATTTTTTCGTTGCAGAGATAATCGAGGATTGCTCTTGTTCCTGCATTCTGGCTATCAATGATATCTCTTGTATTTGTGTTCATGGTGTTCTGCAACGCACATGTGTTTGTTGCCATGTTGTAATTTACACCTTGAATAGCTTCTCTCGTCTCACAGCAGCAATTAGCTAACTGTGACTGTAACGCATTTGTGTTCTGCATATTAGCAACAGTATCAGCATTAATAGCCTGCTGAATTCCATAGCCAGTCTGCATGATATTTGTGTTAATACCATTAAAGCCGGTAAGCATACTGTTGTTCATAGCGTAGAAGCCATCACAAAGTCCGTTAGAAATGCCATCTAACTTGCTGATAACTGCGGAATTATCAAATCCTCTCTGTATATCAGCCTGTGTAGCTGCTGTAGCAACATAACCACCGCCATTATTACAGCCAAATCCACCTAATCCGTTGTTTCCCCATCCAAAAAGCAACGCGAACACGACTATGATCCATAACCATCCCCCGTCGCCCCATGCGCCGCCGTCAGAATAACCGCCGGTAGCCGGCATAACAGGCATGGTAAAAGGCGTATTGTTTGAGTTAAACATAGTTTTACCTCCGAAAATTTTATTCATAAAGATGTCACCTAGGAATTGTATACAAACATCTATTATGCCATTAATTATTAAACTTGCTTTTGATCTGATTTATTACATCGTCTGCATTCAGACCTTTTTCCTTACACAAATTTCGTGCCATTTGCTCAATTCCTTGCATATCGCCTTTTTGAGCCATTTCTATTGTATTCTTCATTAAGGGATTTCTCATAATCTGATTATTTCCCATCATCTGTTGTAAAAATTGCTGTGGGTTCCCGTTTTTCATCATCTGGAAAATATTTAATGGATTCATTCTGCACCATCCTTTTGAATTAACATACCAACTACATATCAACTAATACACAAACTAAGTTGTGCTATTCTTTGATTTAGTTGTTCTATTAGTTGGTGTATCGCAAATTTTTTGCTCCAACTTGCAAATTTCACTTACAAGTTCGTTTATCTTTTCATCAAATCCGCTTCTGACATCTTCTAGTGCTTCTAAAACCGCTTTTTCTTTATCGTTTGATAAGTTGTTAGCCTGTTCATTTAAAGCTGGCTTAAACACTACGGTACGGATTGTCCCGTCAGCATTCCACTGTTTAGCATAAATTTCCGACATGTCCTGTTTTGGAAATATTGCAACACTTCCGTCCATCGGAACATCGTTTGCATTAATCACATCAACCGATGGAACAATT